CCGCTGAGAACCACTGTATCCGTGCCTGACATATCCCCAGACCCATCGCTTGTCCATGTCCATTGCACATATTTTACCGTGTCATGAGACGAGTAGGTAATCGTTACGCTGCCAGCCATTGATTACTCCTGTTCTCCCTCATCCTCAGAGGTTGCTTCTTCGGTGGATTCCTCCTCAGCCTCAGAAGTTCCCTCTTCTGGATCTGCGGTTATTGTTTGTTCTTCAGTCATTCATATCTCCCTTCTAGCTATCGATTGCTGGTAGCACATAGCCCGATGCGGTGTTCGTAGCTGTTCCAAGATTATCAAACTGCCGAACTCCATCAGCATCGATAAGAACTTCACTTGCAGTATCAGCATGACCGATACGATTGTGGGCTATGATCCCACTGTTTGCCGTTGTATCACTGTCTACAAGTAAGTCCCCTGCCGTATTCAGTCGGTATATGTAATTCCTGAGTATTCTGCAGCTGGTCAAATCTTTTCCACTGGCTACGCCTATCACCGCATTAGAGTCCTGTACTCCCAACTCAATAAAGTTGTCATTCATCACCAGCAAATCAAGGTCTTCCCTTACCGTGATGAAATTGACACATGCCGTATCCACATCTGTTGCAACGCACTCCGTAACGCTAAGTCCATCACACGCATTGGCCACTGCACTTGTCCTGATACAAGCCAGGAAGTTCTCTGCAGTCGTGTTTTCTTTCCACTCGCATTTGTGGAACTCGGCGCTCGCTGCCGAAACATCAATGGCTACGGTTATATCAGCATGCCCTGCGCTGAATATAACATTTTCCCATCGTACATTTGCTGCACTAATTACTATAGTTACAGAAGCACCTGCATCAAGAAGCAGGGTTGGCCTTGCAGTTCCACGGCCCAACCCTATAATCGTGACCCCTGCTACATCACACGTGATAGCAGAAGCACCTGTTAGAGTTTCGCTGTGTCCTGCCATCACGTAGATGATATCTCCGTTGTTGGCAGTAGTTTGATTGATTGCTGAATCAATCGTGGTGAATGGAGCGTCTGGGTTGCTACCAAACCCCGAACTTGTTCCCCCAGTAGATGATCCGCTGTCTACGAAGAAGATATTTCCCGTTGTTTGCGATTCTGGATTCACTACATAGACGCCACCACTAGTTTTTCGTACAAATAGTTCTGTCTTTGCCATCACTTCCTCCTAGCTTTTCGGGGTTGTATACCCTTGTTGCGAGATTCCTTGACCATTTTATCCATCGTGGGCTGCTCCTCTGACTTCGCATACCGAGCAGCCACGATAACTTTCGCATCATTCTGACTACAACCTTCTTCGTCCATGACGTCCCAGACCTCATTGGCCCATTCAATTGGCTCAAGGCCACCAGGAAGGTTGTGTTTGTTGCCAGAAATCATCATGTTACGTGTTGATGTCCACGTAAACTTGCGCCCCAGTAGAAGCAGCACCCTGCAATTCCTTCTTGGGATACGCATATCCATATCGAATGACTGCACCGGCTATATTATCTACGCCAGTGTTGCCACCCTCTGCAACGTAGAGCCGAACATAATCAAATCCATTGTCTACGTCCATGTCTTCGCCCCTGGCCTCGATGATAACGAAGTTTCCGTCAGCATCAACGGGGTTATCCGTGTCGTAGTTGCCTCCAGAAGCGTCCGAAGTCAAATCCTTGGCACTGGTTCCAGACGAATCAGTCGCTTGTTGCAGCCGACATTCGTCCAAGTCGTCGGACGAGTCCCACGTCCCAATCTCCACGTACGCCATTACCCGTGCGTAGTTTTTCATGGAAAGCCAACCGCCATTGTTCTGGGCGTTTGTCCCACCAATGTCTGCCAAGTCCAGCAGGTCTATGCTTGCGTGTTCGCTCAATCTCTGTGACATAATTTCCTCCTATTGATCGTGTCAGGGGCTAAGTTTTACCCCTGCACCACTAGGATTGCCCTGGCACTGATGCCATATCTTGTGCAGCCTTTGCTGCTTTGTCGTCCATCAATGTTCCGCATCTCTTGCACTTCGGTGGATAGTCTGCCTTATCGTGCATACGTGAACAAATTGGACACATTACCTGTAACCCAGCACCACCTGGGGCTTCAATTACTGCTAATCCCATGATAATCCTCCTATGATCGGGTAGCCAGATTTACAAACGGGCTCAGTGTGTTGCTGCCATTACGTGGTGTAAGGGCAGATTCGAGCCAAGGTCGTCCATCGAGTCTGCTGGTGAATCTCCAAACAGTCTCGTCATTCTGGAATCGTACGTGGGGGCTTGCAGCCATGCTCAGGGTTTGCCTGTCTCCGATTACATAGTACCCAAAGTCAACAAAGAAGATGTCACCAGCGGTTCCTAACGTCTGGCATTTCTCAGTCATGATCAGGGGACGCCCGTAAATGGATGCAGGTGCAGCCCCAGCCATGTTGTTCATCATGACCGCACTACCACCAGTACCAACAGACCGAGACATACTAACGATTTGCGGCATAGTGTCTGGATGGGCCACCCATACTGCCCTTGCTCGGCTGCTTGGGATCATCCTTGAGTACATCTTGTCGATATTCTCCGCCACGATAGTGGTTGCAGCCTGGCCTGTCTCCTTGGCTACAGTCACGAGTGCGTCGGCGTTCAGGATGCCGACCGGCTGGCCACCGCCGATTCCATTTATGAAGCTGTCGTCCTCGAAGTAGCTGAGGGCTTGTGGGAATAACCGCATAAGAAGGGCTTCCAAAGAAATCGCTGCGTCTGCAAGAAGCTCATTGGCTGCACTGGTATAGGCAGTCAACTTCTTTGCTGTCAGCGTCACTCGCCCGAAAGAGGGCTCGCTGCTTGTGTAGCTCCCACTCTCAGGAGTCCAGTACCCACGGACACCACCGAATACATTGGTTGCGTGGGTTGTGTCTACGATGGTAGGCAAGCTGAGATTTAGCGAGGTCATCGGTAGACGAAACGCCCTAGGTCGTACTACTGCATTTTCCAAAGCAAGCTGTAACAACTGAGCGGTGAACTGCTCTGGAACCAAGAATCCTCCCTGGTCTCCCTGGCCCTCCCCAAGTACCTTCAGTCGGGCATCAACGCCTCTGGCTGCTACGTTGCCTGGGGCCATTGTCGAAAGGAACTCTCCAAAGGTCTTGAACTTTCCGTCCATTGCCTTTGCGTCTCTAGCAAGACCGATTTTTGTATCGTCAGTTCCTTCCCATCCTCCTCCAAATTGCTTGCCCTCCGATATTGCTTCCTCTGACATTGGCAGTCTATTGACTGCTCCGTCACGCATTGCCTCGTCCATTTGTGTCTTTACAGCATCGCCCAAAACCTCAAGTGACCTGTTTGTCACAAACTCATTGAACCGCTCCGGGCTATTGAGCAGTTCCTCTAGTTGTTCCTGGCTTCTGATGTCTGGCATTATCTTCCTCCCTTATGATTTTCCAGAGCTTGCCTAACTATTTCCCTTGCGCTTGCTGCATATCCTTCGGCTGTTGCTGGTGTTTGACGATCTTTTGCCATTTGTTTTAGTTCTGCAATAACAAGATCAGCAACATCTTTTGCAAATGCTGCTGACTCCCATTCCTCACCAAACACAAGAGCAACTTGCATATCCTTTTTGGATTTTCGTTCCTCTACTGAATCAGTTTCCACTGGTTTATCTGACTCACTATGTCGGATGAGTACATTCTTTGAGGAATCACGGGATAGTTCCCTTCCTGTGCCGTCTTTAGGGGTTGCCATATCATCCAGCATTTCCGTAACAATGGAGTCCACTTCTGGATGAAGCCCGATTCCCTTCAGTGTTTGAAGAGCATCGGCGTTGCTTGGCACCGTAACTTGTGACACCTCTAATAATTCCTGCCCCTGGAACTCGTAGCTGAGATTTCCATTACTGTCGATCTGCTTGGCTTTGCTCATATCAGGGACGAAACCCACACTGAAAGCTGCTCGCCCTTTAGAAGCAAGCAAGAACCCCCAATCGGCTTCCTGGTTTCCCTGTTTGATATAATACTTCGCCTCACCCACGAGCTTGTCCCCAACCACTTTCATCGATGTCCACTCACCAATCTGGTTTGTAAGGCCCCGATAATTGTGGCTGGATAGAAGAATTGGATGGGCCTTGAAGTGATCCAAGTCCCAACTATCTTGTCTAATAATATCCCCGTCCCGATCCATGCTTTCAGTCGATACTACAGCATTGATTATTCCCGCTGCCTTGTCTACGACTTTCAGTTCAGGACGTATGAACTTTGTTACATGGGCCATTCTGTCCTCCCTGATTTCTGGGCCTACTGCTGGCTCAAATAATATGCCATCCTGTGTTGAGCAGTGGCTCCTAGCATCCGCACTTGTCCATTGGTTCTTCGGATACCGTAAGGCTTGGAGATCAGTCCCGCCATTTCCAATTCCCCAGATAGCATCGACCCTCTTTCCATCTATCTGTCGCCAATTGTTTTGCCTACGGAACTCGTCGAACTCCGAGGGTGCTATCAATCTGCAACTATGTTCTTCTGTGTATGGCATATCACACAAAAAAGACCCATCCGAGCAAGGCAGTCGTGCTGCTCAAATGGGCCTCATTGGGCCTCGGGGGTCTATTCAATTTTTATAAAAATACCACCTCGATATATGTCCTGTCAAGGTGCAATTCGTTCTGCTTTACAATGACGGCATAGAATACGTGTGCCTTCTGATACATCTCTTCCTAATAAATGGTTGCATTTGGTACAACGAAACTCTAGCATGACCGATCTTTTCGGTGGTTTTTCTGGAGGTGGAGGTATTACTACATCGGCTCCTAGTTCTTTGGTGCGATATTGCACATCACATCGGCAGTTAGGATGCTGTGGAACTGTATCAACGCCACTTGCAAATGCTTCACCAATGGGAATCCAGTTTGACGACTTGCTTTCGTTCTCTCTACACTCATCAGAAACAAGATCATCACCCGATGTGATCCATCTCTTTTCGTCCCTACCCTGACTTATCGCAGCTTGCTTGACGCCGACCCCCAACGCTCGTGCTGTTTCCGTTCTTGCAATAACCTTGGCTTTTTCTGCTGAGAAGGCATAATCCTTCCGCAAGGTTGCCGTTGTTGCCCCTATAGATTGTCCGCTTTCGATTGCTTCCTCAATAACAACCTGCACCCGTTTTTTTGTAGTTGCAGACATAGTATTGAGAACCTGCTCAGAGTGTTCTTCTGCCCACATTTTTCCAGCCAGATCAATAACATCTGGAGAGGCGTCGGGCAATTCGGTTCCGAATGATACCCTGAACACCTTCATGAGTTCCTGAATCATCTCTGCTTGGTATTTAGCGTTCCAGTTCCAATCATATCCGTCAACGTCTGCTACTTCCATTAGCCTATCTCCTCTAGGTAGGCAATGAACTCGTCCCTTTCCTTGCGGAATCTCTTTGCCCACTTGTTTTCTAAGTCATCTTCCTCTTTGTTGACCTCATCTGGATGTACATCGCTTGCTGCTTTTTGCAACATTTCATTGAGCATGGCTACAGGTGCAGGTGCTGGGGCCATAAACTCATTCCCACCTTCTTCCGCTTCACCATATCCAAGCAATGCACGGCTTTCATTACGTGTTAGGAATCCACCCTTGAATCCAGTGTCTGCAATCTTCAAATGCAGTTCCCTGTTCTCAGGTGTCGGCTCGGTGTAATCTAGAAATAGGTTCTTGTCTACCAGGTGAATAAGCCTTTCATTCATGGCTTGCTTGATACGTTCCAAGATGGGCTTGAGTATCCACCTGCCAAACATCACGTCCCCTGCTTCGGCATTGGCCCTATTGACCGATTCAGTTATGCCCATAACAGAAGCAGGTACACCAAACGCCCCAAGGATAATGTCACGGTTCAGCTTCCTAAGTTGTTCTAATTGCATATCCTTTCCTGAAAACTTTCGATCAACCCACTTGCCACGTTCTAAGACAGCAACTCGGTGGGCATTAGCAACCCCCTGATGTTGTTCTTGCCACCGAGAGACGAGTCGGTCAAAGTCACTATCGGAAAGTCCTTCATCAAATTGAAGGATTCCTCCGGGCATCGCACCAGTGCTGAAGAAGTTCCTTGTCCACTGTGCTGCCATTTGCTCGGCCCCGATATCCAGCATCATTGATTGAACCGTTCCAATTCCACGATATGGATCAAGTGGATTCGGTCTTCTAATGAATATTACATCCTCCCGTTTGAGAGGTATTTGCATTGCTCCAATGCTGTACACATATCCAGCCACAAACTCTGTTACGTGTGGCACTGGGCGAATCCTGTCTGGTCGTATAGGCCACAACTCGACAGGTTGCTTACGCCGATCTCTGACAATCAGCCACCATATCTCTCCAGTCAAAGAATAGTGTTGTATCGATGTTTCGATAAACTCATGCCGTGTGTAGAACGGGTTGACCGCCGACCACAGAGACATAAGAGGATGGTCTGGTACAAGCTGCGACTGTCCATCTGGCATTTTGCGAAACAAGGCCCACGGTATCGCTGCAGCAGAAGCAGAGATCCGATCCACTACAGCAAAAAGCCATGATGTATTTGTCATGGCTGACATTTGTGTGACAGGATTTACCCCCGCTAGTCCACTACCAAGACCAGCAAGCCCCGATCCTGTTGCAATACCAATCGGTGGTCTTGGTGGGGCTGCCTTGAACAGCGTTTGCAGAGAACGTCTAAGCAATGTCATTGTCATTCCTCCCTATTCCCTGAGAAATCAGCAGCAATATTGCCCCCAGGCCAATAACAAATCCCAATATGTGGATCAAATATAAACCATAAAGGACTAAACCTATGCCAGTAAACTCCAGTATTGTAGCTAATGCAGCCTTCCTATTCATCGGATGACTCACAACATACCACCCAACTCGGAGCATTGAACTTATCATGTGTTGATCCACCTTACATTTGGCTTTCCTTTTTGGCTCAATTCAGTTAGGCCCCATACTAATGCGTCCATCCTATCGGGAGATTTAGGACTGTCTGGCGACCATGAAACTAATTGCTGCTCTAATTCAGCTAGGTTGCCAACGTGGATAACCTTCTGCTGCTCATATAATGCTGCTATAGGTTCGGCCCTGATACGCTTTCCACGAGTCGCATGGACGGCTGTATACGGCACAGATGATCGGATAGTCCTCAGTGTATACTCAACCATGTCTCCCCCGTTGTTGACCTCCCCTATGATCCTGTCCGCTGCATGAATCTCATACGCATCAATGGCTTTCGCTGCCCATGTATCGGGAGAATACTTGCCACTGTAATCAGCCAATACGTAGAACTCATCAGAGGATGCACGACCAACAACAATGATACCTGTCTCGTCCGAGTCGCTGGTGTTTGTCACGGCTGGATCAATCGCCACAACAACTCTCTCCATTGAAGGTATCTCATTCGCTGGCTTTGATCTCATCATACCCCACTGCCACAAGGCTCCCGGCAAATCATCCAGCCACTCAGCCATGATCTCCTGTCGCCCGATTCGTGTCCCTCCATACTGCTCCCGTAGCCTGTTCTGGACATCCTCCGACAGGGTTGGGTTGTCAAATGTTGTAGCCCGTACCGTTGCAGTTGTCTCTAACTCAGATAAGGTACGAACAAAGTCACGATTCTTTGGGGTTGTTGTCACGATAGCTCTTGGATGTTCACCCAATCGTAACCCGAACTGGGCTTGATGCCAGCTTCCTTCATTCCATAAAGCTAATTCATCGGCCCAGAGTAACGACCACTGTGGGCCGTTCCATCGGTTCGGTTCTTCTGAACCCATAAACTTCACGTACCCACCATCCTTGTGATGGGCTTCTCCTATGCTCCTGTTATAACGGAACTCTGTGGGTGCTGTGCTGATCAATCCCGTGACACCCTCAGCACAGACCTCCCTTGCATCTGCAATGGTAGGCGCACCGATCCCTACCCTCGCCCGTTTCCCATACTCCCTCAAATGATCTAAGACAAAGTGTGTTCCAGCCATCGTCTTTCCAGAACCCCTACCACCTAGCAACAACCACACATACCAGTTCCCTTCTGGTGGAACCTGATGCGGTAACGGCTCCCACTTGTTGACTGTATCTTCCCAGTAGTCACGAGCCGATAGGACTCTCGATGTCATAGCTTGACCGCCTTCTGCCCCGTGTAATTCTCCCAACGCTCAATCGTGACCTGTACATATCGTGGTTCTATCTCCATGCCGTAACAGGTACGGCCCAGCCTTTCAGATGCAATGATGGTCGTGCCAGAACCACAGAATGCATCACATACTAGGCTTTCCAAATCACTCGAATTGATAATACCCCTTTCAACTAACTCAACAGGTTTCATTGTTGGGTGTAAACTAGAACTACTTGGCCTGGGAAACTCCCAGACAGTGGACTGCTTTCTGTCGGAGTACCATTTATGCGTTCCAGACCAGCCGTATAAAATGAACTCATGCTGGTTTTGATAATCCATTCTCCCGATTACTAAAGAACTTTTGACCCAGACAAGCATATTGCTGATTTTCAAATTGCCCAGCTTGTAGTAATGGATAAGGCTCTCATAGTTTCCACAAATATAGATACTATTTACCTTCGCCATATACGGCTCTAAAGTAAGATAAAAGGCTTGGCAAAAATCAGCATATTCTTTATCGGAGATGTGATTGTCGTTAGTAATAGGAGTCTGTATCCTTTTGCCGTTGTCCCACAAATTCAGCAGTTCGTTCTTGCTGGAATAATCTACGTTGTATGGAGGGTCTGTGAACACCATGTCAATCTTCCTGTCCCCAAGCAGAACAGCAACATCATCAGCAGAAGTCGCATCTCCGCACAGCAACCGATGGCTTCCAAGCTGAAATAAATCGCCCATCTGTACCCACGGCTCCTCTGGCTCTGGCGGCACTTCGTCT